ATCGGCCCAGTAGCCGTTCGAACACAACACCAGCGGCTCGCCGAACGACAGGCCGTCCAGCGCGGCTTCCATCGGCAGGGTGATCTTATTGAAGATCTCCTGGCGCAGCTTCGTGGTGTCGGTCTGCACGGCGATCGCAACCGAAGACGCGGCGGCGCCGAACTCGGTGCTCGCCGGGCTCAGGATGCACTGCATCCGCAGGTTTTCGTGCGTCAGGTCGATATCCCGGCGCAGCTTCGCCACGAGACGATTGCGGCGATCGGTGAGGACTTCCTTTGCGCCGGTGGTGCCGGCTCCGCGAGCGGCCAGCACTTCGTCCGCGAACACGTTGCCCTGGTCGCCGTAGACGTCGGTCACGGCGAAGTTATGCACCTTCCGCTTGTCGAGAGTCGTCTGATCGCGCGGAGCGCCGCGCGGATGCGCGATCAGGACGCGTGCGCTGTCCTTCGTTTCTTCTTCGACGGCGAAGGTCGTGCCGGTGAGCGGGACCGGCTCGAACAGGCCCAGCTCGCCCAGGAGTCCCGGGGTGTAGGGCGTCTGCGCGAGGACGCGGACGAGCTCCTCGCGGGTGAAATAGTCGCGGTAGATATCCATGAGAGTCCTCGGCTGGATGGTGGGTTAGGAATGAGGTGAGGCGGCGGTCAGACGCCGGTGCCGGAGGGATCGATGAAGCGGATGTTCTTGCCGAGCAGGTCGGTCTTGCCGCTGGCGATACCGGTGCCGTCGTTCGTGCGCCAGGAGATGAGCGAAGCTTTGACCACGGCCATGCGCTCGATGACCGTCACTTTCTGCGTCGAGCTGCTGTTTGCGACCGGGTACGCGAGGATGCCGTAGGCCACCCCGGCGGTGGCGCTGGCGTTGTCGTAGACCACGAGTTGTCCGCCACTGGTGAGCTTTGCGAGCACGGTGCCGGCGAGCAGGTCGCCCTGGTTGGCGGCGAGGGTGCCTTCTTCGCGGGTCAGATGGTGCTCGGCTTGCCAGGAGAGGAACTCCAACGGGCGGCGCGGTTCGGTGTAAGTCGTCATGAGGGGTTCCTCGGGAAAGAGTGATTCGGGAGTAGCGGGCGGCGGTTACTTGGCCGCGGCGCCGGTGACCTGCGCCATGATCGACGCCTGCGCGTCGGCGATGCTCTTTTGTTCGGCCGAAAGCTCGGGGCTGGAGACCTCGCGGTACTCGACGACCTTCGGGCGCATGCCCAACTGCGCCAGGAACATGCCGCGCGCAGTGACCTTTTTCGCACCGTCGCCCTCGCCGAAGTCGAACGTCGCGGAGCCGTCGTCGAGCGTGGCGGCGAATTCCGCCAGCTGATCGACTTCGGCGGGCAGTACGCGGCCGGCCTTGACGTGCGGATCGATCGCGGCCTTGATGCCGGCGAGCGAGACCTGCTTCACGATCTTCGTGTGCTCGGTCTGCAGTTCGGAGAAGTCGGCCACGGCCTTGTCGCGTTCGCCCTTGACCTTGGCGAGTTCGTTTTCGGCGGCATCGGCGCGCGCGGCCTTGACCTGCAGTTCGGCGATCTGTGCGGGGGTGAGGGTCATATCGGTGGCCTCGGTAAAGGATGGGATGGGGTTGCTGATCGACTCGCTGGGCTCGCTCGGTTCGCGTGCGGCTGCATCGAGGTCGGACAGGTAGTAGTTCGGCAGAGTGCGATCAGCGATCTCTACACCCTTTTCGGCAATGAGCCAGTCGCGCAGACCACGCAGTAACGCGCTGACGCTCGACCAAGCCCAACGTGTCGAGTCGGCGAATTCGATTACGCCCTCCTCGTCCTCGTTGAAAGAAACGTCCTTGAGGCCCTTGATCGCCGGCGGCATCGCGCCGAGGAACCCGACGTGGCGCAGGTAGTAGGTGCCCGGGACCGGGTTGTTCGGGGCATCCGGTGCGTAGAACGATGCGCTGCGCTTCTTGAAGCGGCCGGACTCAACCATCTCGGTAAACTGCGGATCGACCTGCGAAGAATGAGCGACCATTGCGCCGTCGGCGTACTCCAACTTCGACACCCACCCGTAGGCCGGGCCGTTGTCCTTCGGATGTCCGACGACGATCGGCGCCTCGTGGATCGCCGGATCGTAGGCACGGATCGATGCCTCCAGGTCCGACTCGGTGAAGCTGAGAGCGTGACCGCTGGCGGCGATGTGCTTGCCCGGCTTGAAAATTTCGAAGTGCTGCATGCGCCCTCCCGGGGTCGCGCGAAATGTCGCACGCATGTCGCAGATTTAACAGGTGGGACCATTTCCGACGGACGGTTGCGGCGGATAGTTGACATTGGCATGCTACCGACGGTAGCTTATCCATCGTGCCCGGCAGGACCGGGCAGGAGATCACGATGAAAGCCTTTTTTCCGCTGGACCCGCCCGACCCCAGCGTTCCGCTCGAATTCGAGGCCGATGCCGAACTGACCGCGCGCATCCGCGCCGGCCTCGACGCGCACCTAGCCGAGGAAAACGACGCCCGGCCTCTGCATTTGCGCCGCGCCGCGCGACTGGACGCGATGCACAGAACCGAAGGCGCTGCGGCATGATCCACGACAGCCATATGCCGACTGCGACCATCGCCGCGATCGACGCAGGCGAGCGCATCACTCGTCGCCGAGCCATTGTAGCCGTGCGCCACTGTGCATCTTTCGCCGAAACCTTCGCATGGGCAGGCCTCACCAAAGTCGCTCAGGGCTACGCCCTTGACGCGATGCGCATCGCGCAACATGTCGCCCGCGCCGGTCGAGTTGCGGCCGTGAGCGGGCCAACCACCCTGACCGAAGCTGCGCGCCAAGCTGCCGAGCTGCTGACCGGCGCACCAGATGAAGATGTTGCCGCGGCCCTAGCGGCCCGATTGGTGAAGTTGGCGGACGAGCAAGACCGCGTGTTTGCGGAGTTGGCCACGCTGAACGCAACTTCGATGCAGGCCCTCGGCAGCGAAGGCGAAGGCGATGCGCTCTGCGCCCTTTGGGAAGCTGTTGAAACACTGACGGACGGGGCGAAATGATGAAGCGGACCGTGTCTCAAGAAAAGTGGATTGAATTCCTGCTTTATGTGCTTTCTCCGACACAAGCCAACGGCGGATGGATAAGGCCAGAGCAGATTAGTCAAGACCTCGGGCTGGGCCGAGCCACAACCTACCGCTATATCGAACGAGCCGAGAAAGCAGGCTTAGCAATGCAGGTGAATATGAAGCGTGGCCCCGAGGTGGGGGCTGGCATTCGCACCATGCTTATGACGATTCTCCGGCCCGCGGATTCTTTGCCGATAAGCGAAAGGCGAAAACCAAAGGCCGCAAGAGGCCGCAAGAATCAAAAAGGTCGAATCGCTCAAACGCTTACGGACCGCGCCCCATGACCGCCAAGGCCATCCGCCGCCCGCGCTGGCTGCTGCCTCTGATCCAGGCCGCGCGCCGCGCCAACCCGAACCCCAGCTTTACAGCCCGCGACTTGGCCGGCTTCCTCGCCGTTTATGCGTTCTGGCTGCTGCTGGTCATCGGTGCCGTCTCCGGCGCCAAATAAGCCCGCCCGGAAAACCCGGGCCACAACTGAGGAAACACCCGATGCTGCCACCGCCAAATCCCATACAGCCCTCGGCGCTCGCCGCGCCCATTATTGCGCCGACGACTGCCGAGACATGGTCTGCCCCGTTCCGCGTTGCACCGCAGCTCGCCGCCGGCGGCGTGAATCCGTTTGCGAACGTACCCACTCGCATCGGCATGATGCTGACCGCGCCCAACGGGCAGCGAGTGCCGCCGGGTGCCGGCCTCGATCTTTATCTGATCGACAGCCAGGGAAATCTGAATAAGCTCGACATGACCCACATAGCCGAGGGCGAGGGCGAGCCGTTTTACCTTGTGGTCGGCGACTACATGGCCTACAAACCGGCGTCGTCCGAGCCCTACGGCCTCGACGCGATCGGCTACAGCAGCCAGGCGAACGAAGCGTCGTAACCCATCCCCAGGCCGACGCGGGGCCGCCAAGTCGTCACCCGTGCCGGGCTTCTCCAGCCCGTACCCCGCGCAGCCGACCGTGGCGGCTGTAGCGTAGACACCCGGCCCCCGACCGCGGCGGGGGCGTCCCTCTGAGAACGCACGCATGCCCAACGAGAACCTGCTCCCCTTCGCCATCCATGGCCAACTGATCGAGATCGGCGACGACGACGATGGCCAGCCGCGGCTAGTCGTCCAGACCACGCGCGAGGCAATCAAGGCCTGCGACGCAAACCTGCTGCTCAAGCCCGTCGTCGTGGCACTGCAGGGTGCGACGGAGCCGCCGGCGTTCATCGTGAACGCGGAAGATGGATCGGTCACGCGGGCCTATCCGACGGTGTACGACGAGGTGATCGCCGAGCGCGTGCGCCAGGACCGGCAGTGGGGCGGTTCCGAGAACGACAATGCCAACACCTTTGCTGACTGGCTGAAGCTTATCGACAAACAGGCCAGCTATGCAGCACTTTCCCACTATCCCATAGCGCTCAATTACCGTGAGCGAATGGTGAAAATCGCCGCGCTGGCGGTGGCCGCGATTGAATCCCTAGACCGGACCATGGTGCGCGGCGCCGAGGCTGGGTGATGCTGACTTCGTCTGCAAAGTACGATCGCCTACGTGCCGAGCACTCCGCTCTAATCGCGGCTTTTAAAGGCCTATTGGAAGAATGGAACAAGCTCGTCGGGCGGATCAATAATCTCGGCGGGGAAAGGTTCCTTGTAAGCGCGCGAATTGTCCATGGCGACCCATCGCTATCGGACGATGACCCGCGAAAGTTGTTATTGCTGTGCCACCCCGACCGCCACGACGGAAAACAGATGGCTGTCGAAATGACGCAGAAGCTGCTCGCGATCAAAGCGAATAAGCGGCCCTGATTCACCCACCGCGGCGAAGCCGCACACCACGAGGCCAATATGTCCTACCCCAATATCCCGCTTACCCCCGTCGATTCCTCGCAGATTGCCGCCATCGGCTACGACGCCGACAGCCGGACCCTCGCGATCCGGTTCAAGGGCAAGGGCGACTCGCCCGGATCGCTCTACCACTACGACGACGTGTCGCCCGAGGACTGGGCTGCGTTCCGCGATGCCGAGTCGATGGGCTCGCACTTCTACCGCCACATCAAGCCGTATCCAGGCAAGTTCCGCTACGCGCGCATCGCCGAGGACGCCTAAGTATGGCCGACTACTATCTACCCGGGACGCCCGTCGTCCGCGTGTCCGAAACCCCGTCGGCGATCGGCTATGTCGTCGAAACGCACATGAAGCTCGGCGGCTCCGTGCGCTACGACATCATGACCCAGGACAGCGCGGGGCGACCATGGGTTAACGCCGTCGAGGCGTTCGAAGTCCGGCGCGCGAAGCCGGGCGAGTTGCCGAAGTTCAAGCTGCACCTGGGCAGCGACGATTCGGAGGCATCCGCCCCAACAGAGCCCGGGAGGGTTAACCATTGAGAAATGGCCGGCCGCAGCCGTCAATCTAGACACTTATTCCAACCAGTGAGGGCGATATGAGCACACAAACAGCAACACGAATCCAGATCAACCGCGAGAATCTCCCGAAGGTCATCGCGAAGGCATTCGACCTGTCCAAGCCGCAGGGGATGGGAATTCTCCATTTCATGCCCGGCCCCATCCCAGAAGATGAGCTTAGCTGGATTTTAGCCAGTGCTGACGAAGCAAAGCTCACCGATCACAAGAAAATACGCCTCGATTATGTGCAAGGCCGAGCGGTCAAGCTGAGTATCCATTACGACGAAGGCAGCCAGCATTGGTATCTTGAAGGCGACAGATGGTACGACCACAGTCCGGCTGCATGGGAAGATTTGAAAGAATACGCGCAATCGCTGTAATCCCGACTTATCCCAAGGAGAGCGCCGAAGACACCGTAACGGCCAGCATGAGCGCCGCAACATGCAGAGAGCAAGGGACGCCACGCCCCATCGTGGCGTCTTTAGGGGGGCGGATTCGGAATGCGCAGGCTGATGCGTAGTGACGGGCGAGCGGTACGGAGTGGGTTGTTTCAGTCAGGTCCCACACGTCGGGAATCCAATCAAGCCGGATAGAAGTCGATAGCAGCACCGGCCCGAGTCCGACCCCCTAAAGAGCACAGCAGGAGATCGCGATGAAAGACGAATGACGCAACACATTGCAATGGGTGCCCGGTCCCAAGATGCCGGGCACCTTCTAAGCATCTTCACGCATGCGGTTGGATACGGGATGTCGGTCCCTAACCAGCCCCGACAGGCTACCCTCGCGGAGAGGGCCGGCCGCATTCGTGAGGGTGAATACGCAGCAGAAAAGCGAAAGGAAATTCCATGCACGAGATCGTCTATATCGCGGTATTCGGTGCGATCATCGCCGCGGTGATGTTCCTGCCGCGCCCCGCTGTGTCTTGGCGATGGCCGGCCAGCGGCCACACGCCGAGCGAACATGCTGGGCCGTCGCCGGAGCGCGTGCGCAAGCTGGCGATCGGCGTGCGTACTTGGTTGCCGACGGACGAGGCCGAGACCTTCGATGATATGTGTCGCGCGCTCGGGTTCGACGTGCCGCCCGTGCCGCGGAAGCGCCTGCTGCCGCCGAACCCCGTGCGCCAGGACGACGAGGACTGACCGATCAGCGATCCGCGCCCTCGGGCAGGTCGCGGTCGTAGTCCTCTTCTGAGATCGGCCGGCCCCTGTCCAGGGCCTCGGTCATGAGCCCGGCGAGCGTGTCGTCATCCATGCCGATGACGTGAAGCGGAGCCTGCCCGAAAGCATCAATGTAGCGCCCCATGAGGGCAGCGAAAGCCTCAGTCGCCATTGCGAACAATCCTCTCGAACTCGCGCGCCATGCGCGGGAAAAAGCGCCGGGCCAGCTCCCACCACAGCGCGCTCGGCGCACCGGCGGACGCCGTCAGGTTCGCGAACGCCTCGGTTTGCTGTCCGAAGCCCGCGCGCTTACGGTAGTAGGCCTCTGTGTGGCCGGGGAAGCCGGCCCCGACGCTCGCCAGTTTGTTGCGGGTCGCGGCACCGATCAGGTCGGCGAACGATCCGAGCATACCCTTGTTCCAACTGTCGCGGACGGCGATGAAGTGCGCGCGGCGATCATCGACAGATGCACCGACCAGCTGACCCGTGGTGTCCATGCCCGCGGCCTCGGCGACGAAGCGCTCAACGTCTCGCCGCTCGATCGCCTCCAGAATCCGCGCCATGCGGATGTCGCCGGCCAGCGTGTCGAACAGGGCAGCGCTGTTGGCCTTGAGTTCGGCGCGGAGCGCGGCGAGATCAATGCCCAGGGCGCCGGCACGCTGCTGCAGGTACTCGCGCCGGCCCTCGGGCGTCATGTCGATCAGGGTCGGCTGCAGGCGGCGGTAGGTCTCGACCAGCTCCGCACGCTTCGGCATGTCCTTCGCCCCGCCCATGTGCGCCTGTTTAATCAGGTCGCGGGCATCGGCGCGCATCGCATTGGTAAACGCATCGCCGGCCGAGACGCGGCCAAGCGCTCGTGTGCCGCCCGAGCTGGCCAGGCTGCCGATGCGCACGTCGAGGATGTGGCCGAACTTGTGGCGCCAAGTCGCGAGGTGTTCAAGGCTCGCGGTCGTGTAGGCCGGCGGCATGTTGACCGACGAGCCGAAGGTCGCATAGGCGCCACCGGGGAGCGTGGTCACGTTCACCGCCTGCTCGCGCACGACGATGGGCATCAGCCATTCCTGCGCGCCGCGCCACGACTTGACGTGCCAGGCGCCGGCAGCGGTTGACGCATTGAACTGCAGGTCGGCCGTGCGCTGCGCCGCCCGCAGCCCCTCCCGCCCAGCCTCGCGGATCTCCGCGGGCAGCGCCTCAATCTTCTCGCCCGCGAGCCGGCGCAACTCCTCCAGCCGCTTCGCGCCCGGGTTGTGGTCAAACCCCGGATCGATGCCGAGCGGGATGCGCTCGACTTTGCCAGTGCGCGGGTTCGTCCAGTCGTAGGTGCCCTGCGCCGGCACGGCCGTGACCTGCAGGCCGAGGTCGTCCAGGTCGTCTTTAGACAGTTGGATGATACTGCAACGGCAATTCCAGCCGTTCGGCGGGGTGTGCGTGCGCCACCAGGGATGCGACACGGGCAGCACCGTGCCATCCCACGCCGCGTGATCAGGCCGCGTGCGGTGATCGTCCACGGCATCGTACAGCAGGTAGGGCGCGTCTTGGGCCTGGGCGGCGATCTGCTGCCACATGCCCACGGCGTAGGCCGTCTGCATGTTGGTCCGAAAGATCGTCTGCAGGCGGTATGGTGCCCCCAGTTGCGCGGTGACCTTGAGGCCTGTGGCCGGGTCGATGACTTCGCGCCGGCCCCACCATCCCTTTTCCTGCAGCATCGGCGTGATGCTGCGCGCCCACTCCTGATACGGCGTGCCGCGCTCCGCTGCATCGATCAGGCTTTGGTGCACGGTCGCCAGGAGGTCCGTGTCCATCATCTTCGCGATCACGGACGCGGCCGCGCGCTCCTCGCCCACCATGTCGGCGTAGCTGAACAACTCGGAAAGCCCGCGCGAACGCAGGAACGCGAGCGCGTCCTTCGGCTTCGTGTCCCAGCCGATCGTGATCGGCGAGTCTAGGAATTCGAGCAGGGCGCCGATCTTCACGGCGACGCTCAGCGCTGCCCGCGGAACCAGCCGAGCAGCCGGGACAGGATGCCGGCATCAGCGACGGCCTCGACCGACTGCGCCGGCGGTGCCTCGGCCATCATCGCAGCCAGGTGCTTGCGCGCGGTCACGTAGTCGCCGGACTGCTCGGCGAAGGCGAGGATCTGCGACACGCGATCGCCGATCACGCCCTCGTAGCGGGCGGCGAACCGGCGGGCGGCATCCGCAATCTGCTGCTGATCGGCACGCTTGGAGCCGCGCAGCGCGGCGATCGCTCCCAGCTCCGCGAACTCGGCGGCCAGCTGGCTCGGGATCTGTCCCAGCTGATCGGGCAGAACGCCTTGCTGCACGGCCTTTTTCTGCCAGCCCTCGCCGTAGGTCTCTGTGATGTAGTCCTCGGTCGGCTCGTAGCCCAGCGCGTAAATCTTCGCATCGCGCTCGGCGCGGCTGTTCAGGTCTTCGGGCGGCTCGACGTTGCGCCATACGCGCGGGGGCATCGCGCCGGGGAAATTCCACTCGGTGAGCCACTTTACCGGCCCTTGGTTCAGCGAACCGCACAACAGGTCGGCATCGGACTTGACCACGATGTCGCGCACGCCCTCGTGAACCTCGGCCTGGGATCGGCTGCTGCCGTTGTCCGTGGTCATGGTCTGCGATAGCACGATCTTCGCGATCGCTGCGTCCATCGCCTTGCAAAGGCCCTCGTAGGACGAGACGCCGGTGCGCGCCGCTTCGAGCAACCCGACCTCGACGCCCTCGGGCACCAGGATAGCGGTGTCGTGGGCGAACGAGCGCAGTTGAGCCAGCACCTTGTTGCGCTCGACCGGGTCGTCGATGATCGCCTTCGGCGCAGCGCCCTTCACGGTCGGAGAGGCGAATTTCTCCAGGAACACCAGCCAGAACTTGATGTCGTTGCGCTTGAAGAAAACCGGCCAGTAGCAGTAATGCGCGAGGCCCAGGCCGTAGGGCTCGTCGTCGTGATCGGCGCCGGTGTTGAGCGTCCAGAACTTGCGCTCGGGCATCTGCGCATAGCCCGTGGGGCGATTGAGCCACAGCGAACCATCGACGCCATAGGCGAAGCGGTGCCGCTCGCGCACGATGATGCGGTCAAGTTCGACGTAGCGGCCACCGGTGCGCCACATGCATTCGGCCACGGCGTGGCCGTACCACACGCCATGCAGCATGCCGTTCGTCGCCCGGTCGAAGTCGATGGCCTCCAGTTGCTCCTTGATGAACTGAGCGGCCGCCTTGTCGATGGCGCGCTTGCCGCCGGGCTCGACGTCCCAGTTGCAGGCGATCACCGCGTCGCGGCGCTGCTGGAACGTCGCCTTGCACTGGTCGTCGCGCAGAACCTCGCGGTACACGTTGTAGTCGCGGCCCTTCTGGGCCAGAACCGTGTCGCTCGGGATGAGCAGGTCGGTGTAGGGGGCGGCCCCGAGAATAGTCCGGCCGAGGATGGCGGCATCGGTCTGCGCCAGCTCTTCGGTGACCGGCTTGGCGATCTGCGTCATACGATGAATCCCGAGGTGTCGGTGCCGCCGCCGATACTACCAAAGCCGAACGCGCTACCGGAACTAGTAGAGGCGCCCGCGCCGTAGCCGACGCGCTGATCGCCTGACGTGGCGACGCCCGTGATGCTCACGCGGTCCTGCATCCAGCGCAGGGCCTGCGAGGTGCTATCCACCTGGTCCTTGTGCTTCGACAGCGGGAAGCGGCCGACCTCCATCTCGTAATCCAGCAACCAGTCGGCTTCCTCGGGCAGATACACCTGACCCGATTCGATGGTCGGGCTGACCACGCTCGCGCGGGTGACCTTGTCACCTTCGGGCTCAATCGCGATCACGGGTAGCGAGGTCGTGTCCTTGAGGTCTTGGATAAGTTGCTGGCCGCTGGCCTTGTCCTCAATCAGCACCGCGTCCGGGTTCCATGCCTTGGCGTGGGCGATCGCGGTGCGGCGCAGGGCCGGGTACTCCATCCGCTCGCGCAGGACGTGCGCGATGAACTTGCCGCGGCGACTTACGATCCAGGTTGTGCATACGCTGGGGTCATTGATCTCGGCCGCCTTGTTCGCGGTGTCCCAGGACTGGACGACCATGATGCGGTCTTCGGGCAGGCCCTTGTATCGACCGAACCAGGACAGCTTCCACAGCCCGCCATCATCGGGCGCCGGCTTCTGCTGGTACAGGGCGGCCCAGTTGCGGGAGCCCTGCGTGCGCCGTTCCTGCTCCCAGTGTTCCGGCGTGAACCAGTCGGTCCACAACCATTCGCCGATCTCGCGGCCGAGCGGGTCATCTTGCCGCTCGCACTGCGCCTGCAAGCACAGCACGTACCATTTTTCGCCATCCTGAGCTGTCACCCAACCCGACTCGCCGTCCCAGTCCTTGGGCAGGATGCGGCCGGCGATGTCGTCCTCGTGCCACCGGGTCTGGATGATGAGGATAAACCCGCCCGGCTTTAGACGGGTGCGCACGCTGGCCTTGTACTCCTCCCAGATGCGATTCCTGATCGTCTCGCTGTCGGCGTCCTGGCGGCCCTTGAGCGGGTCATCGATCACAATGCCGTCGGCGCGGTTGCCCGTGATGCCGGCATCAATACCGGCCGCCATAAAGCTCGACCCGGAATCAAGCGCCCAGTCGTCGGCCGCCTTGTTGTCCGACACGAGGCCGGTGCCGAACACCTCGCGATACTCCTTTGACCGCGCGATCTGCCGGCACTTTCGGCCGAACTTGCGGGCGAGGTCGGCGCCGTAGCTGGTCGTGATGACGTGCCGGCCGCGCTTGCGGCCCATGAACCACGTCGGAAAGGTCACGGTGCCGTAGGTCGATTTGGCCGAGCCAGGGGGCATGAAGATCATGATCCGGCGCATCTCGCCGGCCTCGACGCGCATCAGGGTCCGATTGATCAGCTGGTGATGTTCGGCCGGCGTGACGGTATCGCGATAGAACTCGGCGCAGTCGGGGTCCTCGTCATTGATCGGCGCCCCCGGGATCTCGATGTACCTGCAGTATGCGTTCAGGTCGTCCCGGGCTAGCCGGCGACGGCGCTCCTCCAGCAGCTTTAGCAGCCGCTCACGGTCCCGGCGGTCGCTGGCCGCCAGCGCACTCACTTCGGCGTGCCGTACTTCGCCGTCAATTCAGCGATGCGCGCCTCAATCTCGGCGTCGGAGTAAGACGAGTATTCGCGTTCGCCGCTCGGATCGGTCGGGGCGACCTTTTGCGGCGCGTCCATGCCCAGGATCTTCGCCCGGCGCTCGCCGATGTTGACCAAAACGGTCAGGTAGCGCGGGTCGCCGCACTGGCCTCCGGTCTCAATCTTGGACTTGCTGCCTTCCTTGCCGCCCTTCTCGGCGACCCTCTTAACGTAATCTTTCTTCGAGCGCTCCCACTCGGACCACGTCTCGGCCTCAATTGCGTCCAGCCGGCGCAACTCGCGGGCCTTGACCGCGGCGATGTCCTCGGCCGCGCTTTTCTGCCATTCGCCGACCAGCGCTTTCAACTCCCGGCGCACCGTCATGACGCTCAGGCCGGTTTCGGCCGCTATCTCGCTCAGGGTTCGGCCGCGCAGGCGCAGGCGCGAGATAGTCTCGCGGTCCTTGATCTTCTGGGCCTTTGATCGCTTTTCGCCGGGCATGGGCTGTTCACTGCATGGGGGTGTTCACGCCCCCGGGTGGCTTATGCCGCCCCTGGGGTCCGCTTTAACGTAGCACGGAGCCTACGCGGGCTTCCACGGGTAGCGCGGCGAACTGTGATGGGTGGAGCGTTCGGGTCGGTGTCGAATTGTTGTTCGCCCCGCGGCCGAAGATGACGCATCCGATGAAGCGGCCGAGTTCCCATGCGCCGACCTTAACCGTCTTTCCGGCCGGCATGCAGCCGGAGTAGTGCCAGTGTCGGCATGCGTACACGGCGGCGGCGTGGGTCGCCCAGTCCATACGCAGGTCAGAACTCATGCCCGCAGTTTGGGCAGGTGTGCATCGTCTTGCGGTCAAGGCGGCCCTGGTCGCCCTCGCCGCCGGGATTCTGCGGCGGCTCCGCGGTACGCAGGCTGTCGAACAGCATCGCAAGGCCGGCGTGATCTACTTCGATACCGCCGAGCAACTCGTCGAGCGCGGCTTGGTCGGTCTCGGCCATGGCGGCGATCGGGTCAATGCTGGCGAGCGCAAGGCGTTCCTCGCTCTCGGTCAGGTCCACGTAGACGACCGGCACCAACTCGCCGGCATCGCGCGCCAGTTGCGCGCGCAGGTGGCCGTCAATGATGCGCCCGGTGTTGCGGTTGACGATGACGCGCTGGATCCATCCCAACTCGGTCAGGCTACCGTCCATGGCCGCCTGCTGGTACTCATCGTGCCGGCGGAAGTTTGCCGGGTTGTCTGCGAGCTCGCCTGGATCGACGACGGCCTCACCTACGATGCGGTTGCGCCAGCTCACTGTTTGGGGGCGGGCGCAGCCTGCACGGACTGGGGCGCCGCTTCCTTTTGCTCTGTGATCGTTGACCAGACGAGAGTCCCGGCCATGCTGACCACGGCCAGCACGCCGAGCTTGACCCAGCGGGATGTCTCCTTGAGGCTGGGCATCTCGCGCTCAATGGCCTGCAGGCGGTCGTCGAGTTTTTTCGGGATGCGGTCCTCGATCTCGCCCATGCGCTCGCGGTAGGTCTCGATGGCCTTCCATGCGCGCTCAAGCCCCGAGCGGGTGTCTGCATGGTGCTGTTCAAGGCGGACGAGGGCCTCCAAGCTCTTCGCGATTGATTGATGCGACCGCTCAAGGTGGTCCACGCGATGATGCAGGACGCTGTCGGTCACCGGATCACCCCCGCCTTGCGGCCGCGATCTAGGCACGCCTGGCACGCTCGGAGCTTCGCGCGGCAGTCGGCGGTCACGACGCGATCCTGCGGCCCAAGCTGCAGGAGGCTGTCGAAATTGCCCGTTCCGTCTGCGTCGGGCTGCCATATGGGCAGCTCGGCACAGTCGCCGGAGCACATGGCGGCTTGATCCGCGTCGCATCGCAGGTCGAGCGGCTCAGCCTTCGGGGGGGTCACCACGACGGGATTGGTTCCACATGCGGACACGCTCAGGGTCAGCGCGGCAGCCAGGAGATAGGGGATTCGCTTGTGCATGGGCCTGCATGTCCTTAGAGATTCTGGCGGCGGAACGGCGGGCGTCGGCGAGGAAGCGAGCGATCTCGCGCGCATCGCGCTCGGCGCGATCGTCGATGCCCTTCTGGGTCTTCACCCATTCCTCTCGGGCCTCTTTGATCGCGGTGGCCAGCGCCTCGGTCTGGCGCTCGGCGCACTCGGCCTGCGCCGTGGCCTTGCCGAGTTCCTCGGCCGCGTCGGCCTTGGCGGCCATGTAGAGCCAAACGCCGAGGGCGGGCAGCAGCCACAGAGCGATGCCCAGGGCGGCGCCGGCGATGCGCTGGCCGGTGGTGAGGGTGGCGAGGGCGGGGATGATCATGCCTGAATGGCTCCGTCGATGCGTCCGCGCACATGGATCGGCAGCTTAAGCACTTGGTCTTCGGTCATGAACCAAGTGAACAAATCGGCGACGGCCTCGCACAGGAAGACCCAGGCCAACATCGGGACAAACTTCGGCACGCCGACGCCGGCATCGTCGCCCTCTGGGATCATCCACGACGGCGCGCCGTACAGGCTGCCCTCATGGGTGAAGCCGAGAGCAATCGCCCGATCGCGTGTGATGTAAAAGCGGTCGCGGGGCTTAATCTCGTTGGAGTTCAAGCAACACCTCCCGCTCGGGCGACGCGCGCCTCGTCCTGCCGGCGCCCACATAGGCCGCGGCCATTGGGCGTACCGGCCCAAACCCGGCAGCTGCGCTCCAGCTGCCGAGCAACGCACTCGACATCCCGGGCGGGCAAGCATACGTCCCGGATGACCCGGCGCTCTTCGCGCCGGCTGCCCGCCATCCCCGGACCTCGGTTGTAGACCTCGGAGGTCAGCGCGTCCTGCACACCGATCGGCGCCATGTCGAAGGCGCGGCCGTAGGCCTGTCGCGCGCGGGCTCGGTAGACGGGGATGCTGCTGGAATCCAGCACGCGGATTGCGTCGGCCCAGCTGACGATGATGTCGCGGTAGCGGGGCAGGATGGCGCGCGCCTCGGTGCCGGTGAAGCCCGCGGTCGTAGCCAGCCGCGGGGCGGCCGGGTGCGTGGCCCAGTCGCGCCGGATCGTGTCCGGGTGCTGGTGACCGCCGTCGTAGCCGATGCCCCAGGTGACGCCCGAGGCGCCGCCCGGCCAGATGGGCCGCTGCAGGTCCGCGACGTATCGGCCCTTGCCGCCGACCTCCCATCGCACGATCAGGTCGCGCGCGCCGTCCTGAGCGTTCGCCGCGCCCGAGAACGTGCCGAAGGCGATCAGCAGCAGCACGAAGATCGTGATCCATTCGAGCCGGTCCTTGACGATCAGCCACAGCGCGCTGCGGTTGCCGTCGCGCGCGGCCGAGTGCAGTTCGCGCTCTTCGTCGGCGCTCAGGTCGTGCCAGTACTCGGCTTTCCATCGCCACGCGAGGTAGCCGAGCAGGGCAGTCGGCACCAAGCCGACGAGGTAATCGACCAGGATCGGGCCGATCTCGATGACGGGAAGGCCGCGCGCCCAGGTCACGAACCATGCGCCCGCCATTCCCGCAAGCAATAGCGGCAGGATGGCGGTCAGTTCGATATGGGTGCGTAGCCAGCGGGTTGCAGCGGTCAGCTTGTCGCGCATGTCAACGTCCTCTGGAGTGCTACGGAAGGTAGCGTAAGAACTGGTCCCGGTCACGGTGGGACCATTGCCGCGCGCCCCTGAACCCCTGCAGCGCCGAGGATTTTTCGCACCATCCGCGGGCTTATCCGGTTTTCGCGCGCGATCTTACTGATTGCTTCGCGGGCGAGGTACGCGGTAACGATGGCGTCATTGCGTGCACGAATCAGCGCGGTGCGCTCGGCGGGAACGTAGATCTCCACGTCGGGGAAGGCCTCGCACAGCTTGCGCGCGGCATCGACGCCGATCGCCACGCACAGCGGATGCTCATCGCGAACCGACACCGGCACCCGGAGCATGTCCCCACCGTAGACCCGCGTTAGGCCGATCAGAGCCGGCATGCCGATAACGGCGATGACTTGATCGATCTCGCTCGCGCTCACGGTTTTGACGCCTCACCATTGAGGCCTTCGGCATCGCGCCACTGCAGATAATCGATAAGTGCAGCGGCCGTCTTCGATACCTCGGGCGGTGGGGCTTCGGTCATACCGATCTCCAGATGCGTTCGGCGCGGCCGGCGTGCGATGGCCGGGTGCCTCCGGTGGGTTCGGCCAAACCCTGACGCTCCAGGTCGGGTAGGCGCCGGTCAACCTGCACCGAGGTCAGCCCGGTGCGCGTCGCGATCTCGTCCTTGGTCAGCGGCCCGTAGAGTTTCAGGCACGCGATGATCCGGTCGCAATGAGAGCCGGCGAATTCTGCGACGCTCGTCGCGGCTGCGTGGCTGGTTTCGGGGTCGGTGGCGCGCGCATGAGTGCGCGGTTCGAATTCGCTTACGGCGTGCATGGCGCGCCCCCGAAGTCGATGCGGGCGCCGACGCGGCGGCATCGCGCGGCGTGGTGTTCCCAGACCTCAGCCGCACGGATGTCTCCCATGTTCCGCAGCCTGCGCGCCATGCACTCGGCGCCCAGAGCGTGCCGCATTGCGTTCGTGGATTCGATTGACTTTCGGAGCCTTCTTTGCGTTCTTTGGATTTGGTGGGATAGATTGGCTATCACCACGCATGCCGCTTTAGCCCCAAATGGAGCATAGGTGATTTTGATTTCATTGCGCATTGCATTCTCCAGACGTGGGCCGGCGCGAGACCTGGGCCGGCAGCAGGGGTAGAGTGGTGATGGTGATGACGACGCGGGGCCGCGCGCTGAAAGCCTTTTCCTTCTCGCACCGGATGACCTGCGCGTCGTCGATCCACACGATCTTGTTCATCGCGTCTTTGACCGCCTTTTCAAGATTGTCTAAATCCGGCTTGACGGTTGGCGCAATCTGGCCGCGCTCGGCGGCTTCGCGTTTCCAGTTCGGCCAGCTGGGAGGGATAGGCAGGAGGAACGCGAGCTCAAGCTTGAGCGGGCCGTTCAGCGGCACCGCTCCGCGCATCGCGGATCGCGCATAGGTTGCGACTGTCTGCTTCCAGGCGCGCGTCTCCGGCCTCGTGAAGTGCTTCGTGCCTTGGTTCGTCCACGTCACGCCCGCTCGTTGCCACGCGACCGGGGTAAAGGGCACGATGAAGGTCACCGCGTTCAACGTCGGCCCCAGGGATACGTCCCCAGGATTAGCGCGATCAGCGCAAGAATCAGAAGAAGGTCAGCCATTCGGTGTCTCCGGCTCTGCGTCCGCGGCGGGCTTTAGCATCGTCAGGATCTCGTCGATCGCGGCGCGGGCGACTTCGGGGGTGCGGGCCTTCGGTGCCGCCGGCTGATGTGTGATCTCGGGCAACGGATCGGGCAGCGACGCTCCGTTCATGACCGCCTCGACGGTGTCGTCGTAGGCGCGACGCAGCAGCTTCTCGGCGCCCGTCTCGGGCGCGTGCCGATAGCTCCAGGGGTCCATGCGCTGGAATACGGCGATCGTGAAGGGCATGCGTCGCGCGTTCTCGCGCGCGGAGTCTGCGGCGACCTCGGAGAAGGATGGGATGCCGAGCGCTCGCATCTTGAACTCGGTGAGCGACGGCGGCCATTCCTTGCCGGAGTTGATACAGCCCTCCAAACCGCGCGCCATCTGCTCGCCGGTGAAGCCGGCCAAGCCGCGCGCCCAGGTGTCGCCGGCAACGGTGAGCTGGCCGGCCTTCGGGTGGGGCCGGCCGTCGGGCAGCGTTGCGGGATGCTGCGGGCTCTCGCCCATCGTCGGAGCCCAACGATGGGGGTATGCCGAGATCATCCGCTCCCACAGCCGGCGCAACCACACCGGCGGCGCTGGCGGCTCAGAAGAGGCCTTCGCGGGCGTCGTGCTCACGGTTGATTCGCTCCGCGCGTTCCGCAACGCTCTCGCGGCGGCCCGAGGGGTGATTTGTTTCATGTGAAGGGGTCTCAGGTTTCACGGGGAATAGGCCGCGCCAGCCGCGTGCGATTGACTGCTCAAGCACGGCGGCCGGGTCTTGTCCATTGGCGCGCAACTTCTCAAGCGCGCGCACGTTGAAACGCATAGCGTCCTGCGTGTTCGGTGCGCGTATCTTTTTCCGCACGTCGAGCCATGATGCCCACAGGTCGGCGGGCACCCATTCGGGCAGTTCAAACATCTGCGCAGACGTTGCGCGCGCGCCCTTGTTCAACCCCTTAGGGTTGATATCGTTAGATGGGACGTTATGTGCAACCTCAGGAGTTGCAGGGGGTGCAACCTCAGGAGTTGCAGGGGGTGCAACCTCAGGAGTTGCAGGGGTGGGCGATGCGATAGCGCGCAGCACGGACGCGGGATGCTCCGTGTCGTACAGCACGCGCATGCGGTTCGATGCCTGCCCGCCGTCATCTCGGCGACGCTCGCGCGTCTCGATGTAGCCGCAGTCGCAGAGCACGCGCATCGACTTCTGCACCGCCTGCCTCGTGACGCCCAGCAACTCGCCGATGCGCCCGAGCGTCGGATAGCACCATCCGTCGCGGTCAGTGTGCAGGCCTATCGCGGCCAGCACCGAAAGGTCGCGCAGGCTCAGACGCTCGTCGGTGACGGCTGATGCTGGGATTATTGAGAACCGACCCATCGAGCCCTCCCGGGCTTGCGTATCCCGATCATGCCGCGCTCTGATCGGCGCGCACTTCGTAGCCCAGCTCCTGAGCCGTCAGGTCGCCGTAGAGGTCCGGGCGGATGGTGCGCAGATCGACGATGCCGTGCGACAATCGGACAAAGTCGCGGCATTTCTCGGCGGGAACCGGGAGACCAGGGGCGTAAAAGTGCCGGACGCGCTCGCCGGTATTATAGCCGAGGGCCTTGGCCGCATTCGTGATCCCGCCCATGGCCGTGATCGCGGCGCGGATCAGCCGACTGCGTTTATCGTCGGCGGGAATGTGCATCTTCGGGGGCATTGCAATCCTACCTTGTAGCGTGGAAGTGCTACCGATGGTAGATGACCGGCGCCGGAATTTCAACTACCATCCGCCCGATGCGGATAAACAGGGATGTTTCGGCCGAGGAGTTCGCGCAGCGACTCCAGAAAGCCGCCCACGCGCGCGGCCTGACCTCGGGCCGCAGCCGGTCGGGCGTGGATGTCGTCGCCCTGGCCGCGGCGATCGACGCCAGTTACGAAATGGCTCGCCGCTATGCCAAGGGGCTCGCGACGTCGAAGCCCGAGGCGATCCGGCTGCTTGCGCGCTGGCTCAGGGTTTCCCCGGCATGGCTCGCCTACGGCGAGGGCGGCATGGACGCAAAAAGCGACGTGGACGTTGTTTTGCTTGAATCGTGTATCAAAGCCGTCACGGACGCGCAACGCACCTCCGGGGTAGCTCTGAGCAACGAGAGCCTTGCACACCTGGTTTCCGGCCTATACCTGGAGGCGCGCGACGGAAGTTTGCCGTCTGCGGCCAGTGTGGCGGCCACCCTAAAAGCCCTGAACAGGTGAGCAAGAATGTCGAAAGAAGACGCGCTACGTCGGCGCGCGGCCGAGCTCGTGGCCGAAGAATCGAGGCGAATCCCTCTACGATTTAGGCTGTTCCTGATCGGCGTCGCCGCCGGCCTCGGGCTGGCGGCTTTCGTCGCCCTGATCTCGGAATAGCCGGCAGCATCTGACCGTTCGTCTGGTAGCCCCTAAATCCCGGGGTGCTACCCGCTTGCATTTCTTTTCTACCGGCGGTAGTATAAATCCGTCCCGGGGCATGGTGCCTCGGCATGCGGAGATGCAAATGAACCAGCTTGTGACCGCGCAGCAGAGCGCCAACGCGCTCGTGCCGCGCAACATCAGCGAGGCTCTGGAACTGGCCAACGTCATGTCGGCCGCCAACCTCATCCCCGACCATCTGCGAGGCAAGCCCGGCGACTGCCTGCTCATCGTGATGCAGGCCCAGCGTTGGGGCATGGACGCGGTGAGTGTCGCCCAGAGCACCAGCGTCGTGCACGGCAAGCTATGTTACGAGGGTAAGCTCGTCGCCGCTGCGCTGTACGCCATGGGCGCCCTCGACGGCCGCCTGCACTACGACATCCAGGGCAGCGGCCAGAACGCCAGCATAACAGTCACCGGCACGCCGAAGGGCGGCAAAGGCCCCCAAACCGTCACCGGCTCGGTCAAGGATTGGCGCACCTACGGGAAGGACAAGCAGGGCAACCGAATCGACAACGCATGGGACAAGATGCCCGAGGACATGCTTGTATACCGAGGAACGCGCCAATGGGCGCGCCGCTACGCGCCCGAGGCGCTGCTGGGTGTATACACCCCAGACGAAATTGAGTCCGATGTCATTGACGTGGTCGCTACTCCGGTGACCGATTCGCGCCCGGCATACCCTGAGGCCGACTTCGAAGCTAACCTGCCGAAGTGGCAGAAGGTCATCGCGGACGGCAAGCGCACCGCCGACGACATCATCGCGCTGGCCGAGACGAAGGGCCAGCTAAGCGACGACCAGCGCAAGAAGATCCGAGCCGCTGGCAATGCCAAGCCCGCCACCGGGGAGAGCGCGGCATGAAGATCGTGAGCCTCACCCAGGGCACCCCCGAATGGCACGCGCACCGCGCGGCCCATTTCAACGCTTCCGATGCGCCGGCGATGCTTGGCGTTTCACCCTACAAGTCGCGTGCCGAGTTGCTGCGCGAGCACGCCACCGGCGTGGCCAAGGAAGTCGATGCGACCACGCAGCGGCGGTTTGACGAAGGCCACCGGCTGGAAGCGCTGGCGCGCCCCATCGCCGAGCAATCGATCGGCGAAGACCTGTATCCGTGCGTCGGCGTCGAAGGCCGGTATTCTGCCAGCTTCGACGGCCTGACGATGCTCTACGACACCGCGTTCGAGCACAAGACGCTGAACGATACTATCCGCTCTGCCGTGTTCACGGAACCGAATGGGGTGGAGAAGATCGCCATGGATTTTCTGCACATCTCCTATCGGGCACAGATGGAGCATCAGTGCATGGTGTCTGGCGCCGAGCGCGTGCTGTTCATGGCATCGAAGCAGGCCGGGGAGGAGGTCGAACGCTACTGGGGCTGGTACTACCCCGACCCCGACCTGCGCGCGCGCATCATCGCCGGATGGGAGCAGTTCGCCGCCGACTTGGAAGCCTACAAGCCCGACCCTACTGCGGCTGTAACGGCGTCGGTCGCAGTCGGTCGTGCGCCGGAATCGCTGCCCGCGCTGCGCATCCAATTCACCGGCATGGTGACCGAATCGAACCTGACGGATTTCAAAGAGCGCGCGGTCAAGATATTCCGCGGCATCCGAAGCGAACTCAAAACCGACCAGGATTTCGCCGACGCCGAGCAGACGGTGAAGTGGTGCGGCGAGATTGAGGACAAGCTGGACCTCGCCAAGTCCGCCGCGCTCGCGCAGACCGAAAGCATCGAAGCCCTTTTCCGCGCGATCGACGAGATCAAGGACGAGGCGCGCGCAAAGCGCCTGGAGCTCGAAAGGCTGGTAAAGGCCCGAAAGGAAACCATTCGCGCCGAGATTGTCGAGCGCGCGCGCAATTCGGTGATCGCTCACATCGGAGCAATCAATGCCACGCTCGGCGAGCACGCCATCGGCATCCCCGCATCGCTCACCGCCGAGATCGGCGCCGCGATCAAGGGCCGCAAGACCCTGTCAAGCATCACCGATGCTGCCGATGCCGCCGCGGCGAACGCCAAGATCACGGCAAGCCAGCAGGCCGAGCGCGTGCGGGGAAACATCGCCGTGCTCGCCGAGTTCGAAGACTACGCGCACCTTTTCGCGGATCGCGTCCAGCTCTGTGCAACCAAGGCGCCGGATGATCTGCGCAACCTCGCGGCGACCCGGGTGAACGAGGAGCGCGAACGTCTGCAGCGCCAAGCGGAAGCCAAGGCCGCCGCGGACGCGGAAATGGAGCAAATTCGCGAACAAGCGAAACCCGGGAATACAGTTTCACGCGATCCAATGGATCTGGCGTATGGCGATGTCTACTCGTCAGACCCTTGGAGCAGACCCGGTTCTCCCGTCGCGGCAGGCGGCGACAAGGCACAACTGCCTTGCACCGACGGCGCCACGATCAGGCTCGGCGAGATCAATACGCTGATCGCCCCGCTCTCCGTCACCGCCGAGGGTCTGGCATCCATCGGCATCAATCCGGTGGGCAACCAGCGTTCGGCCAAGCTGTACGCGGGGGTTGACCTGCCGCACATCTTCAATTCGCTGACCCGTGTCCTGCGCGACGCGTCGGCCAAGGTGGAGGCTTGACCATGGCCCGCGGCGTAAACAAGGTGATTCTGGTCGGCAACCTCGGTAACGACCCTGAAACGAAGTACACTCAAGGCGGCATGGCCATCACCACGATCAGCCTCGCCACTACCAGCGTTCGAAAGGATTGCGACGGTAACACCCAAGAACGCACCGAGTGGCACCGCGTCAAGATGTTCGGGAGGCTCGGCGAGATCGCCGGCGAGTACCTGCGGAAGGGCTCGCAGGTCTACGTCGAGGGCTCGCTGCGCTACGACAAGTACACCGACCGCGAGGGCATCGAGCGCTACACCACCGACATACTGGCCGACGAGATGCAGATGCTCGCCAGCCGCGGCGGCGAGGGTGGCGGCGAACGTCAGCAGCGCGCGCTGCGTGACGAGGGCGGCGGCCGGCAGCAGCGGCAGGCGCCGCCGCAGCAGGGCTACGGCACCCAAGGCCGCGCCCAGCGTAGCGGTGGCCAGCAATCGGCGCCGCCGCCGATGGACGACTTCTCGGATGACGACATTCCGTTTTAGGGCTTGACCGCAGCACGTTCCGCGCCCCAGTGCAGGGGTCTCCACACGGCGCGCCGGGCCGTCGTCTGCACAAGCCCGGCACCAATCCCACCCGAGGCCCGTTCGCGGCCCCACCAGGAGACCAAAAAATGCAGCACCTCATGCAGAGGCCGCACGCGCTCAAGGTCAGCGTAGACGCGCTGACCAAGGCCGCCCCGTTCGCGGCACACCAGGATATACGTTCCTACCTCAACGGCATTGCCGTGATCCCGCTTGCATCCGGCAGCGTGTTGGCGGTTGCGACGAACGGGCACGCGATCGTCTGCGTGCGCGACCCGGAAGGCTTCGCCAGCCAGACCGTGATCCTTCCGATCACGAGCAAGCGCAATAAGCCGGCTCTCAAAAAGAACGGCACCGTCCGCATGACCGACGAAGGCGCCATTTTCACCGAGGTCGGCGACGAGGTGACTTTCATAGTTCCCGAAAGCCAGATCGACGGCAAGTTCCCTGACATCCAGAAAGTGTTCGGCAGCGCCGAGCAGTACGAGCCCGGCATTGCGTCGCCGTTCGCGCTTTGCGACCTCAAGCTGATCGACGAAGTGGGGCGGTACGAATACGTCCGGTTCTGGACTAGGCGCGACAAGGGCGGTCGCGATCAGGCGGCCGGCATCGGCATGTTCACGATCGGCGACCGGATATTCGGCGGCGTGATGCCGCTGCGCGAAGGCGCGCCGCCATCAATCACCAGCATCATTCCGGCCGAAGCTTTCACGGCGCCGGCACTGGCCACGATGACCGGGGAAGGCTGAGCTATGGGCCTCGACATCACCTGGCACCGCAACCTGACCAAGGCCGTCGGCAACGAAGCATTCGACGAGCACGGCGATTTGCGCTACGACGACGACTGGTTCCAGCTTTACATCAATGGCGACTTCTCGGGTCGCGCCGACGAAATTGAGGGTCGCGCGGCCTACTGTTCAGAGGAGAGCGGTACATTCGCGGCCGGTAGCTACCGCGGCTACAACGTATGGCGTGACCAACTCGCAGAGCTTGCAGGCTATCCGAAAGCCCAGTACGAGCAATACGGAGGCCCCTGGGAAAGCCACTGCGTTTCATGCTGGAACGGCACGACAGGCCCCTTCGCGGAGCTGATCAATTTCAGCGATTGCGAGGGCACCATCGGCGCTGCAGTGTCAGCGAAACTCGCGGCCGACTTTGCCGATCATCAAGCGAAGGCCGACGCACATCCTGACGCTCGATTCCGCGAGAAATACGCGCTGTGGCGCCATGCTTTCGAAAAGGTAGCTGCTGGCGGTTGCGTTAAATTCCACTGAGGGCCTGACCATGTATTTTCGCAACCTGACGTTTTTCCGCTTCCCCTCCGCTACCGCCGATTCCATCCGCGAGGCCGCCGCGCGCGATCCGCGTCACGACGCGCAGGCGATGCCCGATCAGTACTCCTTGCAGGCGCTGCTGTCCGAATTGGCAGCCAAGCCCTGCGGTTCCATGGAGCTGTCGAGTCGTGGCTGGGTCTCGCCCTTCGGCGGCGATGCCGATGCCATGTTCCAGCAAATCGGTGACTGCATCCTGCTGACGCTCGGCGGCGAGGACAAGATACTGCCCGGATCCGCGGTCAAGGCGGCCGTGCAGAAACGCATCGCCGAGATTGAGCAGCGCGAAGGCCGTAAGCTTGGCGGCCGTGCCCGCAAGGCGCTGCGCGACGATATCGTGCACGACCTGCTGCCGCGCGCGCTGGTCAAACCGTTCCGCATCACCGGCTACATCGACCTGCAGGAATGCTTCCTGGCGGTGGACACCGGCAGTCGCAAGGCGGGCGAGGGGTTCGTATCTCACCTGCGGCACACGCTGGGATCGTTCCCCGCGCTGCCTCTGAATGCCGAAGCACCGCCTCGCGCAATTTTGACCGAATGGCTCACGACCGGCGAACTGCCCCAGGGCAACTTCGGCCCTGGCTCACTGTATCTCGACGACTCGGCGACGCTGCAGGATGGGCGCGACGACGGCGGCGTGGTGAAACTCGACCGCCTGGAGTTGGGGGCAGAAGAGATCCGGCAACACATTGAAACCGGCATGCAGTGCACGCGCCTCGGCCTGACGCTGGGCGACACGTTGGACGACCGCCTATCGTTCACCTTCGACGAGGACTTGGTCGTGCGTAAGCTCAAGTTCCTCGACGCGGCCCTGGAATCGCTCGACACCGGCGACCGCGACGACTTCCGCGCCGAACTAGATGCCCGGTTCGCGCTGATGTCGGGCGAAGTGCGCCAGTTGTTCCGCACGCTGGCCGGGCCGTTCAAGTTCTCGACGGCGGAGGGCTGACCATGCACGCGATCAATTGGGTGTCCCGTGCCATTTTTGCCTCGCTGCTCTGGTTTGGCTTCGTCCATGACGTGGGCGGGGCACGCAACATCGCGCTGTTTTTCGTGTGGTTTGGCGCGGTCCTTAGCCCCTTGATGCTGACCAAGGGCGCCGTCATGGATCGCGCAAACCGCGACCCGGCCTCGGCCATTGAGGAGCACGGCGGCAACGTGTGGCGTATCGCTGTCGTGCTGTTTTTGGCTTGGCATGGCGCCTTTGCTTCCGCGATTGCTTGGGCGCTGTTCGCTGCGATCTTTGTGGTAAGCGAAGACCTCGCGAACCGAGTGCGCGAAGGGCGTGGAGAACTGCCATGGGCATGACCATCGCCGAGGCACAGACCCGCATCCAAGCGATATTGAGTCAGGTCGAGCGCGATCAGAAAATGGTTATCAGCGAAATCAATCTGATGCAGCACGAAAGCCGCGGTTTAGACGGCGCCCCGAGGTTCGTGCGCACGGTGCGGCTCACACCGTCACCGGGGCCGGGCTCGTGGGCAGGGGGGGGCTGACCGTGCGCCTCCATCCCGACATCATCCGCATGCATATCCAGGACACTACCGCCGCCGCCGGCACCGTTTCGGCATCGGCTCGATTATCGGCGCGGTGCTGGTCGCTTCCTCGCCGCTGTACTTCGCATTGAGGGCCGCGTCGTGAAACAAGCCGCCAAGCTCACCGCGCGCGCCCTCGTGCACACGATCCAGCCGGCGATACACGCCGGCTTGACCATCGGCGCGCTGGTCGCGTTCGACCTGACCGCGATCAGTTGGTTGTGGCCCTTGAGCCTAACGGTGTATCCCATCCTCGCCATCGCCGCGATCGTCGCGCTCGGCATCTACGCCGCGCCAGACGCTCCGGCCACCGAGCCCGGCGGCAGTCCGGGCACCGAGAACAATCCATGACAGCAGCACAAAACGCATTTCACATGCCCATGACGGGCACCAGCCGCTTACGCCCGGGCGAGATCGTTGTCGATTTGTTCGCTGGCGGGGGCGGCGCGTCCGAGGCGCTTCGCCAAGCACTCGGGCGTGATCCTGACATCGCGATCAATCACGACGCCGACGCGATCGGCATGCACGCGGCCAACCACCCCTACACGCGCCATCACTGCGAGGACGTGTGGCATGCCGACCCCGTGGCTGAGGTCGCAGGTCGCCCGGTGGGTTGGCTGCATGCCTCGCCCGATTGCACCCATTTCAGCCAAGCGAAGGGCGGCCAGCCACGCGACCGCGCCACACGCTCGCTGTCGTGGGTCGTGCTCAAGTGGGCCGGCAGCCTGCACCGCGCCGGCCGCGCGCCGCGGATCATCAGCCTTGAGAACGTCCGCCAAATCCTCCACTGGGGGCCTCTGATCGCGAAGCGCGACCCAGCGACCGGGCGCGTGCTGCGCCGCGATGGCGCCGGCGGTTGGACGGTTGCCGCGCGCGGTGAGCGCGTCCCGGTGCGCCAGCAATGGCTGATTCCCGACAAGCGCCACGCCGGCCGCACTTGGCGCGCCTTCGTCGCTGCGCTGAGCGGCATGGGCTACGCCGTCGAATGGCGGCGGTTGGTCGCCAGCGATTACGGCGCGGGCACCACGCGCGAACGCCTGTTCATGATCGCGCGCCGCGATGGCGCGCCCATCGTGTGGCCGGCGCCAACGCATGGCCGAAAATCGGCAACTTGCGCAAATCGTCAAGTTGGCCTGCTGCCGGCTGTGTCCGCCGCCGACTGCATTGATTGGTCGATCCCATGCCGCACGATTTTCGACAAATCGGCAACTTGCGCAAATCGTCAAGTTGGCCTGCTGCCGGCTGTGTCCGCCGCCGACTGCATTGATTGGTCGATCCCATGCCGCACGATTTTCGACCGGCCCCGGCCGCTGGCTGAGAAGACCATGCGCCGAATCGCGCGCGGCGTGCATCGGTTCGTGCTCGGCGCGGCCGAGCCCTTTATCGTGGGCGTCGGCGGCCGCATAGGCGACACCTTAGAGCGGCCCGCCTCCGGCCCTCTGCAGACCATCACCGCCAAGGCTGATGCGGCCGTGTGCGCGCCCGTGCTGGTGCAGACCGCTTACGGCGAAGGCCAGGGCGCGACCGCGCGCCGAGGAAGCGGCGCACACGATGCCGCCGCGCCGATCGGCACTATTCCCGCCGGTGGTGGGTCGTTCGCCTTATGCGCCCCGCACTTGGTCAAATTCCGCGGCGAGAGCGGCGGCGTGCCCGCAGACGAACCCCTGCCCACCATTACCAGCGGTGCCGGTGCGGCGCGGCCGGCGGGCGCCGCGCATGCGATGGGCTTGGTCTCCGCGCACCTGTGCGCGATGGCGCAGAACGTCGTTGGCATTGATGCACGTGACCCGCTGCCGACCGTGTTAGCCGGCGCGACGCGCTTCGGCGTGACCACCGCATTCCTTGAACAAGCCAACGGCGGCAACTACACCGGCGCCGGCAGCGACCTACGCAACCCACAGCCGACCATCTGCGCACAAGGCGGCCTGCAGCGGCTTGTGGCGGCGCACATGCAACCGATGCAGCAGCACAGCCCGGGCGCCGCCGCGCGCGATCCGGTCGGTTCAATCCTTGCCGGCGGCACGCACCATGCGGTCGTCGAGTGCCAGCTGAGCCCGGAAGCCGAGGCCGGCGCGCTGCGCGTGGCGGCATTCCTGATGCGCTATTACGGCGAAGGCGGTCAGCACGGCGACCTGCGCGAACCGCTCGCCACCATCACCACCAAGGACCGTTTGGCCCTGGTCACGGTGCACATCCGCGGCGTGCCCTACGTGATCGTCGATATCGGCCTGCGCATGCTGGAACCGCACGAACTGTACCGCGCCCAAGGGTTCCCGCCCGAATACATCATCGACCGGACCGCCGACGGCCGCCGTTTGCCGAAAGCAGCGCAGGTAAAGATGGTGGGCAACAGCGTAAGCCCGCCGCCGCTGCGAGCGATCGCTGAGGCGAATCTTGATCCCGTCGTTAATGCGGGGCGGATCGCAGCGTGACGGCCGAGAGATACCGCCCTTCTCACCCAAAGGCGACCAGCAAGTAAAAACCGCCCGTCCAATCCGCGCAGTTTTCAGCCATTAGGGGGCTTGCGCTCCGTATACTACCGATGGTAGTATTCCCGCAACCCAAACAAGAACAAGACCATGACAGATACCGCCGTCATCGCTTCCGACATTGGCGAATTCTTCTTGCCCGCAAAGGAGGGCGCGATTGAATTGTTGCTGATGGAGCACGCCAAGATGCGCGACCGGATCGGCAGCCTAGCCGCGCTGATGGAAGGTGAGATGGGCGGCGCTGTGCCCTACTTCCTAAAAGCAAACAGCGACGGCGGCCGCCGCGGCGGCCGCCTTTCCACCGAGGAGCTGTTCAAGTCCGAAGGGGCTTATAAAGCACTCGACGCCTACTATTGGCGCCGCGCCCTTGACCTGACCGGCGTGCGCGAGATCATGCCGCAGGCGCGTCGCGACGGCTGGGACGATGACATTGAGAAGATGACCACGCCGCCCTTCTCGCCGGAATGGATCGAGCCGACGATCGCCGACCTGCTGGCGAGTCGCGAGCGGTTTTTCGCCGAAAAGGTCGATGGCATTTTCCGACGGCTGTCACCTGGGCACCTGACCAACAGCCCCGAGGGATTCGGTAAGAGGTTCATTCTGACATACGCATTCAGAGGCGGGCGCATGCACAGCTACCCTTACGATGGCTTCCAGGGCTACATGCACGACCTGCGCATGGTCATCGCCCGGTTCATGGGCATGCCCGATCCGCCGTGGGACAGCACCTACAGCCTGCTGTGCGCGATCCCGCGCACCGGCACCTGGGCGCCGCTGGACGGCGGCACGCTGCGCATCCGGGCCTACCTCAACGGCAATGCGCACATCGAGGTGCACCCGGATATGGCGTGGCGCCTGAACCGCGTGCTGGCCTACCTTAACCCGCTGGCGATCCCGTCGCGGTTCCGCGAGCCGTCGAAGGCGAGACCGCGCAACTTCGCGACCATCGAACGCCCTCTGCCGGCCGAGGTGCGCGAGTATGTCGGGAAGTGTGTCAGCAAGAAGGCAAACACCGCAGAGGTGCCATGGATCGAGGACAAGCACCTGCGCGCGCAGGTCGAGGACGTGCTGCAGGCGATCGGTGGCGTCAAGAACAGCCGCGGCGACTACGACTACGACTACGACCCCGACGACGCCCTGCGGCACATCCGCATGGTCGGTACGCTGCCCGACGAGGTGACTCACCAGTACTACCCGACGCCGGCGGACTTGGCGCGCGAGCTGGTGTCGCGCCTGGACATCGGCCCGAGCGACAAGTGCCTGGAGCCTGAAGCGGGCCAGGGCGCAATCGCGCAGCTGCTGCCCGCCGACCGCACGACCTGCGTCGAGCTGTCCGCCCTGCACTGCAAGATCCTGACCGCGCGCGGCATCGCCGACGTTCAGCGTGCCGACTTCCTGGAGTGGGCGAAGACCGCGCCGAAGTACGACGTGATCGCGATGAACCCGCCGTTTTCGCAGGGTCGCGCGGAGGCGCACACCTACGCAGCGGCCGGCCTCTTGGCCCCGGGCGGACGACTCGGCGCGATCTTGCCGGCGAGCCTCGCGGGCAAGTTCAAGATCGGCCGCGCCGAGTCGCACTACTGGTCTGATCCGATCAAATTTCCAGGCGTGTCGGTCAAGGTCTGCGTCTACGTCGCGAGGATGCCGGCGTGAGTATCGGCGGACACCAGTCGCACCGGATGGGCAAAGACGAGTGGCTGACGCCACCGGAAATACTGCGAGCACTTGGCGAGTTCGACCTTGATCCCTGCGCGCCGGTTAATCGCCCATGGGACACGGCCAAGAACCACTACACCATGCTCGACAACGGCCTGGTCAAGGACTGGCACGGCCGCGTTTTCTGCAATCCGCCTTACGGCCGAGAAGCTGCGGCGTGGCTGGCACGCTGCGCTGCGCATCGCAACACGATCGCCCTGATCTTCGCACGCACCGAGACGGCGATGTTTTTTGAGCACGTCTGGCTGAAAGCCGACGCGCTGCTGTTCCTTGAGGGTCGCTTGCATTTTCATCACGTCGATGGCAGGCGAGCCGAGGCCAACGGAGGCGCCCCCAGCGTGCTGATCGCCTATGGCGCAGAGAATGCCGATGCGCTGCGGACATCCGGCATTCGCGGATCGTTCATGAGCGGATGGGTGACCGTGCCGGTAGCGGAGGGTCTGCTGCGATGACACGCGCACGCAAGGCGAAGGCGCCCGCGCCGGCGATCGTTATTGACGCCCACCCTTGGCCAGAGCCCCAAGACGCCACCGGCTGGGGCCTGCATATCCACCGCCGCTACGACATGTCCAAATGGCGCGAGCAACTCGAAAAGGTGCCCGAGGAACACCGTGCCGGCGCCGAGGAATACCTGCGCGGCATTGCCGCCCGGATGCGCGTCGTCCGCCGATTGAAGGGGAGCCCCGATGGCCCGCCCAGCACGAGCGAAAACGCGCACGGAGCCGCTCTATCTGAGAGTGACGCCGCAGGGCACCTTCGAGCCGGCATCGCAGCTGTATCGGCAGATGCTGCGCGCGAAGAAGTACCGCGTCGGCGACTTGGTGCGCGCGGAGCTGTCGAAGCCGAGGTATCCGAAGCATCACCGCCTAGTATTCGCGACGCTGCGCAAGGTGATCGACAACCTCGACACCCCGATGACCGAATACCAGCTGCTAAGCATCCTGAAAATCAAGATGGGCCGCGTGGAGACCTTCATCGACAGCGCGAGCGGCAAGGTCTACTACATCCCCGAATCGATCGCGTTCGA